CAATTGCTGCTAACTCAGTTGCCCTGGGAACTGACACAACAGGTGACTACACAGCAACTGTTGTCCCGGGTACTGGCGTGACAATTACAAGCAATACCGGGGAAGGTTCTTCACCTACAATTGCAATTGGCCAAGCAGTATCAAACACGTCAAACGTCACGTTTGCAACAGTTACAACAACTGGCGACTTGACTGTTGGTGCAAATCTTATCCTTACTGGAAACATCAACACGTACACTCAAAACAGCCTGTCAATTGACGATCCGTTTATCTACCTAAACAACAACAGCAACATCACTAACCCAGACCTTGGTATTGCTGGTAACTACAACGATGGTACATACAAGCACGCTGGTTTGTTCCGCGATGCGACAGATGGCAAGTGGAAGTTCTTTGCAAACTACGCGCCAGAGCCTACAAGCCCAATTGACACAGCAAACGTGTCATACGCTGCAGCGCCTTTGGTTGTTAGCACGTTGGACACTACAGCTACTACTGGAACCGCGCCAATCACTGTTATGTCAACAACGCTTGTAGCGAACTTGAACGCTGATCTTCTTGATGGTGAAAGCATTGCGTACTTTGCGCCAATAAACAGTCCAACATTTACTGGAACAGTTACACTGCCAACAGGAACTGTCACTAGCGGAATGATCCTTGACGGAACAATTGTTAACGGCGACATTGCTACAAACGCGGCAATTGCTCATGCAAAACTTGCATCAACAACTGCAGCCTATGTGCTTATGGGTAACACAACTGGCGTAATTACTGGAACTGCGATTAGCGGAGACGTAACAGTTACAGACGCTGGTGTGGCAGCGATTAGCTCTGGAGTGATTGTAGACGCAGATATAAGTGGAAGTGCCGCAATTGCGCTAAGCAAACTTGCTACTGGAACTGCTGGAAACATTCTGGTTTACAACACAACGGGCGTTCTTACATCTGTTGCAGAGAGTGGCGATGTAACAATTTCAGATGCTGGTGTCGCAGCCATTGGTTCTGGTGTAATTGTTAATGCCGATGTAAACGCTTCGGCAGCAATTGACTTCAGTAAACTTGCAGCTCTTACAAGTGGAAACATCTTGGTCGGTAGCGCAAGCAACGTTCCTACATCAGTAGCAGTCAGTGGTGACGTGACAATTGCAGCTAACGGTAACGTGCAAATTGCATCAGGCGCAATCGTCAACGCAGATATTAGCGCCTCAGCCGCAATTGAGCTTTCAAAACTTGCAACAAGCACTGCTGGAAACATCATTGTTTACAACGCCTCGGGCGTTCCAACATCTGTTACAGAAAGCGGCGACGTTGTAATTGACTCCTCGGGTGTTACATCAATTAGCGCTGGAGCAATCGTCAATGCCGACATTAGTGCTACAGCAGCGATTGATCTTGGCAAACTTGCTGATGTTTCAACGAGTGCTCAAACTGCGAGCTACACTCTTGTTCTTGCAGATAAGAACAAGATTGTTGAAATGAACGTAGGTTCTGGAAACACACTTACAGTTCCAACTAACGCAAACGTTGCGTACCCAGTTGGTTCACAGATCATGGTTCTTCAGACTGGAACAGGCCAAACAACTATTGCTGGTCAAACTGTTGGTGTAACTGTAAACGGTACTCCAGGACTTAAGCTTCGTACACAGTGGGCTATGGCCACTCTCGTTAAAAGAGCTACAGACACATGGGTAGTTGTCGGAGACTTGTCAGCCTAAAGCTGACATTCGTGTTACGATTGGATTGACATGGCATCAGTAAAAGACAGCGGTGGTAAACAGCCAGCCGCACCAACAATTGGCACTGCCACAAGAAACGTTGATACGGGCGCGGTATCTGTCACGTTTACTCCAGGCTACGGTGGAAAAAGTACGACAACGTACACAGTTACATCAAGCCCTGGCAGCCTCACCGGTACTGGTTCTTCTTCGCCAATAACTGTCACAGGTCTTACAGCAGGAACTGCGTACACGTTCACAGTTACTGCAACAAGTAACGGCGTTACTTCACCTGCGTCAGAAGCGTCTAACTCACAAACGCCAGGAATTAGGCCGTCAGCTCCGACAATTGGAACTGCGACTGCAGGGAACGCCTCGGCTACAGTCGCGTACACCGCAGGTGCGGTAGGCTCTGGTGGAGTTACATACACAGCCACCTCAACCCCAGGAAGCCTAACTGGAACAGGAGCATCTCCAATCACTGTTTCGGGTCTGACAAACGGAACTGCATACACATTTACGGTTACAGCATCAAACGCTTACGGTTCAAGCACATCTGCTGCATCAAACTCGGTTACTCCAGTAGCACCGCCGTATTTCCCCCCGTACTTTCCTCCTTATTTCCCTCCGTTCTTCCCTCCGTTCTTCCCTCCGTTCTTCCCTCCGTTCTTCCCTCCATATTTCCCACCGTTCTTCCCTCCGTTCTTCAAGTAGATCCATGCTGTACACACAGTTGGATTTTTACAAGGACAACGGGTTTGTGGTATTCAAGAATGCGATAAACGATGAACTTATTGAACAGTATAAAAATAGTTCAATAAAAGAAGAAATAAAAAACAACAAACTGCAAAAAGGTTTCATAGAGGGACATCAGTATGTTGACCATAGAGAGATAAGGGACATTCTCTGCGAGGATGTAATTTTCAATTTTTTTGAAGACATGGGTTTGTTGTTCAGTCTTCACACAAGTCTTTCGGCGAATGTCTCAACAGAACGGGATTGGCATAGAGATTTTGTTTGGGATCACAGACATGGAGCAGATAACTACATAGGTGTGTGGGTTGCGCTGGAAGATATTTCATCAGATTCTGGTCCTTTTGAAGCAATACCTGGATCACATAAGTGGGATTTAGACTATTCTCGGTTGGATCTTGCGGAACTGTCTAGTAATCCAAGCGCTGGATCTAACTACATGCAAGAAGAAATAAAACTGCGAGGAGTAGAACCGTTTAGATTTACAGCGAGTCGTGGGGATATACTTTTCTGGCATGGTCACCTAATCCATAGAGGGTCACTGCCAAAAGACGAAAACACAACAAGGCAGACCCTTATAGGTCACTACTGCGCAAATGCACACGGCGATCCAAATTGGAAGTTGACTGACTATCCAGAACTGTACAGAACTTGGAAAAAAGGCTACTATTACATCTAAGGATTAACCAAAGATGAACCACAGGAAAACAAGTTTTACAATTATTCCAGATTTTGTGACTCAAGACTGTGCAAATACAATTATCAATCTTATGCGCAAGTCAAATGATAGGTTTGCTTCAGATAAGACTGACGACGGTAGGCAGGTTTCGCAAGACAATGTGACTGCTGGAAACATGAGTTGGGGGGAGGCGCCAACAAAACTTCGCAATGGCGCAACCTACTACATCCCAATATTCTCTGCTGATCCGCCGCCAGTTGAGAAAAACGGATTTACAGTTAATTACAAAGAAAACACAGAATTATGGGAAGTAACCGATACTGTGATTAACTCAATACGCGGTCATATTGCAGGTACATACAGCCTAGATACACTGCAACCAATGGCAACAATGCTCCGTTATGGTGTTGCTGGCGCAAATATCCCTCCACATCAAGACGGCCCGATGCTAAATGGAGGAACATGGGTTGATATTGATTTTAGTTGCTTTATTGTTCTTAACGATGATTTTGAGGGCGGTGCTCTTCGTTTTGAGGAACTTGGTCTGCGCTGGGAACCAGTCGCAGGGTCTGCTATTTTCCTAAGCAACACCTCAACGAAAAACATGGTTCATGAAGTTGAAAAAGTAATAAGTGGGGAAAGATTTTCAATAAATACTTTTTGGACTGCAAGTTAGTATAATACGCGTATGAACTCACCATGGAAAGTTCAACCTGGTCACTTTGGAAATGGATCAGAAAACATTCATATCTTTGAAAATTTTATAGAAAATGATGATGTAATTGCTATCTCAAGTTTTGCGAGAACGATCAGCGAGTGGGCTAACGATAAAGAAGAAAACGAATACGCGGAAGATGGGACATGCACCTACAACGCCGAATACTGGAATAACAGACAGTGCTCTGGGGTTATTTTACAGAGGATCAATCCGAATATATATGGTCTAATAGATAAGTACATTGACAAAATGGCAAATGCTATAAACGAAACTTTTTTATGCAAGGTATCAAAACGACCTCCATGTATTATTAAGTGGTTTGCTGGAATAGAGCAAAGACCACATGCAGATAAGCAAATGAATGACGGATCGCCTAATCCTTTTCCAGACTACGACCTAAACTCGTTGTTTTACTACAATGATGACTTTGAGGGTGGAGAACTGTACTATCCAGACCACGATATTTCTATAAAGCCAAAACCAGGTCTTGCAGTTTTACATCCAGGAGACATTAACTATCTTCACGGAGTAAAAATGGTTACCGCCGGTGAAAGGTTTACAACACCAGCGTTTTTCACTGTGGTTGATTAGAATAGTTATACGCAAAAGGAGACGTAATGAACATCGAGCACATTGGCGACCCAAAGCTTGGCATGCTGGTGTATAGAAACGCATTGCCAGACGACCTAGAAATTATTTTTCGTCTTGAAAAGACAATTGGCAGTAGCACAATAGCACCGTTTATGTGGATGGAAGCTTTAGTGGGCCACGCGCAAAAAATGCCAGAGTATCGTGACTGTGTAGATTGCAAAATTGGTGATGTCCATCTTAGGCATTTACCTCCACAATTTGAAGAGCTTAGAAATGTGTACAACGACACGGCTGCAGCCATAAAAAATTGCATGTCTGACTATCAATCGCGGTACAACATAAACATGCAGTACATGGAAGCGATCAATTTTATTCGCTACTCAGCAGGGCAGCATTTTCAAGTTCACACTGACCACGGTTTTTCATATACTTGCACTGTCTCGTCAGTTGTATACATGAACGACGACTACGACGGTGGCGAACTGTGGTTTCCATATTTAGATATTTCATATAAAGCAACTGCTGGAGACATAGTTATGTTTCCATCAACGTACATCTACGCGCACGCCGCTAGACCTGTAACACGAGGCACAAAGTACTCTGCAGTGACAATGTTTGACTACAACGACCGCAACCACGACATCAAAGGCAGTCACGACGGAGTGGCTGCGCCCGCTCCATACTAATGAAGAAGAGTAAATGACAAAACTTACGCTAACAAAGACATATCAAACTCCGCCAGAAATTAGACAGTCACGCGTAAAGCGGGAGTGGATGGACAACACATACAACAAACACGCGTATCAATGTCTGCCGATGACATATGCAAACGTCTACGGGTGGGAACTTATTCTTCCACAAGATGTTGTTGCAATTTGGGAAGGTGGAAATACCACACCAAAGATTTTAGAGGGCCAAGATTACGGCGGCAGACAGCTTGCATACGGCGGAATAGTCGGAATGGTTTCATTCTCAACTGGATGGATTTTTGGCACAGAGCCCGGGTACGAAACAATGATCAGTGGGTCGCCAAACTACGTTGCTGATGGAGCGCAGGCTTTGTCAGCGATCATTCCAAGTAGTTGGTGGCCAGATGAGTTTCAAATGAATTGGGCTATGACAAAAGTGAACGAACCAGTTAAGTTTAAAGCTGGAATGCCGTTTATGTTCTTCACCGTCTTTGACAGTACAGTACTAGAGAATGTGTCTATTGAAGTAGACAGTCTCTGGGACAAGCCAGAGCTTATGGAGTCTAGGTCAAAGTATGGTAAGATGAAGATGCAAAACAACACGGACAATCCTTGGACTTGGACGAAGGGCATTAAAACAGGCTTAGATGCTGACGGTAATCAAATTGGTCCAGTCTTTACTGGATTGCCTAAACTAGCGGAACCAAACGCTTAAGATCATGGCACATACTAGTGTTGATATCATCAAAGTATCTGCTCAAATAAATCAAATAGACAGTGTTGATTTTGACAGGATTTGTCAAGAAGCTTTTACGCTGCCTAAAGTATACACGGAAGCTCCGTCTGGTTCGTATGAAAAGTCTGCACGCGGATATCCGTTCTATAGTGCACCAAAGTCAGAGCTTTTTGACCACTTACGTAGAGAGATTGAGAATACAGCGAATGAAGCACTCCCTCTCGCAGTTGAGATTTACGAAACGTGGATTGCTATAGTAGAACCTGGACAGTCAATCGCCTACCATACGCACTATAAGAATACGCACATCATACCTGAACAGCATTGGAGTGGAGTAGTATTTGCTAATGCAGGCCAAGGTTCATCTGAACTAATTCTACACGGCTATGGCTTTAATCGAGTAGAATCATTTGTCTCTATTACTCCTGAAGTCGGCAGAGTGGTCTTCTTTAATTCGTTCGTACCGCATTTTACAACAATCAATGACTCCGATACGAGAAGGGTCTCTATGAGCTTTAACTTAAGACCTGTCAACGCTAATACAGATCTCTTCCCAAACAATCACGCACTTGCTCCGGACAATTACGAGGGATAATGGATAAAGCAAAAGAGTATGCAAAACAGTATTTGAAGAAGTCCATTGACTCTCTACAGCTGATACTAGGAGTTGATGCTTATGCGCTTACTGAAATTCCTGTAGACAAGTCTTCACAGATGTACGACTCATACTATTGCTTAATGCATGAAGTAGATGCCTACAGAAAGCTACTTGATAATGAATAGTGAAGAAATGGTTGGGCAAGATCCGACTGACTACCCATCATTAGACAACAATGGCGTAGTTTGGGACAAAGCTACTGAAACATGGGTGGTTGAAAACGGTTCTTCAGCTCATTGTCATTTGTACGGTCCTCCAGTAGAAAGACTCCCTCGTGGAGAAACTCATCTTGTATGGGACAGCCCGACAGATGTTGCGCAGTCAGACACAGTAAAAAAGTACAATAGCGACGCAGACTACGACTACCACAAGACGCAGTTGCATGCGCACATGTACGTGTTGGGATTCTCTGACGATGAGATTGACCGTCTTACTGTAGATGACTTAATTCATAAGGTCCGTGAAGTGTACAAGTATAAGCAAGTTGCACACGAGCTGGCAAGTCAAGTCTACATCAAAAGAAAAAACATTGCTATGGTTAGAGGCATTCGCCGGGCAAACCATAGAGTTCAGGTTGCCAGCCGTGGATAGCAGCTATAACATTCCACGCATTGTTGATGCATTCTCTAAAACTCAGAGCTATGTGCCATCGTTCCCTGGAAAGTACTACAAACTATCTTCTACAATGATGGCCGAATACACAGCGAAGCTTGACTTTGACAGAAGAAACATAGCCACAGGAGGAGTTGACTTGTCAATATTCCCCTGGGAAATGTTTGCCGATACAAATGAAAGAACTTTGCGTACATACACGCTTTCGCAAGTAATACAAGATCTTTTGTATCAACTGCAGCAACCAAAGTCTGTATTGATATGTGGTCCAGACATGT